ACCCCACCGAACTCCAGGAGCACTGCCACAGGCAGCTCCGGGCTCTGGGCTTTTCGGTGGTGATCATCGCGAGCAGCGAGGCCCTCACGAATTTCCTCACCATCGTAGACTTTGAGCTGGCCGAAATCCGAAGCCGCAGGGGAAGATGAGATACACGCCACACGCATATCAGGAGCGCGCCACGCAGTTCATCATAGACCATCGCTACTGCGCCCTCTTCCTGGACATGGGCCTGGGCAAGACCGTCACAACCCTCACGGCGCTCCAGGCCCTGAAAGAGGACTACTTTGAGATAAACCACACCCTGGTCATAGCGCCAAAGTCGGTGGCCCGGAATACCTGGACCGGAGAGTCCAACAAATGGGACCACCTGCGGAGCCTCAAGATCAGCGTCGTCATGGGAACACCGGCCCAGAGACGGAAAGCCATCGAAGCGGAGGCGGACATCTACGTCGTGAACCGGGACAACGTCAAATGGCTGGTGGACTACTGCGACCTTGAGCTGACCCGCTGGCCTTTTGACAGCGTCGTAGTCGATGAGAGCTCCAGCTTCAAAAATCCACAGAGCCGCCGGTTCAAAGCCCTCCGACGGATGTGCTTCTGCATCCGGCGGATGGTCCTCCTGACAGGCACACCGAGCCCCAACGGATTGATGGACCTCTGGGCACAAATCAACCTCCTGGACTACGGCAAGCGCTTGGGCCGGACCCTTACGATGTACCGCCAGGAATACTTCAGGCCTGGACGCCACAACGGCCACGTCGTCTACGAGTGGATACCCCGGCCCGGATCCAGGGAACGAATCACCGAGAAGATCTCTGACATCTGCCTCTCCATGCAGGCCGAGGACTACCTCGAGATGCCGGACCTCATTCAGGCCGGGACCACCATCGCCCTGACCGGCCCGGAGATGAAAGGATACCTGGACTTCGAGAAAGAGCAGCTGATGCAGGTGGACGAGACGGAGATAGAAGCCGTCACCGCTGCCACCCTGACGAATAAGCTGCTGCAGTACACAGGCGGAGCCGTCTATGACTCCGAGCACGACTGGCACAAAGTCGGCGAGAGCAAAATGGAGGCCCTCCAGGACATCGTCGAAGCAGCGGACGAGCCGGTGCTGGTCTTCTATGCTTACCAGCACGAAAAGGAGCGAATACTGGCCGAATTCAGCGCCTACGAGCCCGAGACGTTCCAGGGCGAACCGGAGATCCTCCAGCGATGGAATGCCGGCGAGATCCGGATGCTGCTCTGCCACCCGGCCTCGGTGGCTTACGGACTCAATATGCAGGACGGAGGGCGAGTCATCATATGGTACACACCCACCTGGAACCTTGAGCTCTACCAGCAAGCGAATGCCCGCCTCTACAGGCAGGGCCAAGAGAAGCCGGTACTCCTCTACCACATCATAGCGACAGGCACGATGGATGAGAGAGTCATGGAAGCTCTGGGAGGGAAAGGCGACTGCCAGAGCGCCCTGCTCAAGCGAATCAAGGAGCTCAAAGATTTAGGATAAGGAAAGTAATGGAGTTTAATACCCAATGAGTCAGGCAGAAAGAGGGTAACTTTGTGGCATGGACACAATGGACACTCGCGCGCGAATTTCGGAGGACGCCTTCAGGGCAAACGAAGACCGACGGCTCAAGGAGCTCGCCGGCCTCATTCGTCTCTGCGGACGGACGCCGCTGCAGATTGCGCAGGACTGCAACCTGGACAAGCGGACCGTCCAGCGGGCCCTCCGGGCAGAGCCGCTCAAGAGCGACGCCACTGCCAGACTTGAATATTACGTCAAGAACATTATCACCTATGGAGTTTAGGAAAATCAAGCTCGGCAGGCTCGAGCTTAACAAGGGCCAGGTCCACGGCTTGCCGGCGAACCCGCGCAAGTGGGCAAAGGGAGACGTGGCCTCCCTGGCCAAATCGATGGAAGACACCCCAGAGCTCGCAGAGGCGAGAGGCGCCATCGTCTACCCGGTCGGCTCGGTCTTCGTGGTCCTCGGAGGGAACATGAGGGTCGAGGCTGCGAGGCAGCTCGGATGGCAGGACCTGATGTGCGCCATCCTCCCGGAGGCCACACCGGTGGAGACGCTCAAGGCCATAGTCCTCAAGGATAACTCCAGCTTCGGAGCCTGGGACGTCGACCTGCTCAAGGCGGACTGGGGAGAGTTCGAGTTCATGGACATCGGCATCAAGCTGCCGGACCTCCCGCCAAAGGGAACCAGGAAAGCGCACGATGACGGCTACGACCCGAGCAGGATCCTGGGCCGGAAGACCGGACCGAAGACCAAGCGAGGCGACCTCATCCAGCTGGGCGACCATCTGCTCATTTGCGCAGATACCAAGGACGTCCTCGCCCTGGAAAAATTGATGGGGGGGGGGACAGCGGATCTGCTCGTAACCGACCCGCCCTATAACGTAGCAATAAGCAACAGCGACGGCAAAACGATAGAAAACGACGACATGAGCGACGGCGCCTTCAGGGAATTCCTCTACGGATGCTTTGTGGCAGTTAGGGACTGCCTCAAGGCCGGAGCCGCCTGCTACATATGGATGGCCAGTAGCGAAATCGACGCCTGCATCGAAGCATACGAGCGCGCCGGCCTCCTTTACAAGCAGCTGCTGATCTGGGTGAAAAACTCCTTCACCCTGGGGAGGCAGGACTACCAATGGCAGCATGAGAGCTGCGTCTACGGATGGAAGCCCGGAGCCGGTCACTACTTCAGCGACAGCCGCCGGGAGTCCACCGTCAAGGAAGACAAGCTGGACCTCGAGCACATGAGCAAGACCGACATGAAGCTGATGCTCCAGCAGATCTTCGATGAGAACGGAATACCCACTACGGCGCTCCACTACGACAAGCCGCGCAAAGACGATGAGCATCCGACGATGAAGCCGGTCCCGCTTTTTGGAGACCACATCCTCAACAGCAGCCGCCAGGGCGAAATCGTCCTGGACCCCTTCGGAGGATCCGGCACGACCCTCATCGCCTGCGAGCAGCTCGGACGGCGCTGCCGGATGGTGGAGCTCGACCCGGTCTACTGCGACGTAATCGTGGACCGCTGGGAGAAATACACAGGACAAAAGGCCATCAGGCCGTAACGACTAAAGCACCATGGAGAATGGCGACCTCTTTACAGGACTCGACCTTTTTAGCTTCGACGGACAGGAGGCTCCGAACCCGGAGACTCCTCCTGAAGCGGACAAAGAGGGCAAGAGCAAAAAGGGACGGAAGCACCGATACACCGAGGTCTATGAACTGACCCCGAAATTCGAGTACCGGCGCGCCTTCAGCGAGAGCAAGCTGCTGGACGCGCTGGCAGCTCCGGGCTTCCATTTCCAGGACGGTCACGCCTACAACTTCATCACCGCCGGAGACGTTGACAGCCTCTCCTTTTTGAAAGCCGTCCTCCGGCAGCAAGACCTCGACTACTGTCTCGCGAGCACTTGGTGCATGGGCGCAGAGGACATCCTGCAATTTAGGGAGTGGGTCGAAGCGGACCGGATCAAGAGGCTCGACATCTACGTCGGCGAGATCTTCAGCGGCAGCTACACCGTGGAGTTCCAGATGCTCAAAAAGCTCTACCAGGACCACCCGGGCCTCGGGCGCTTCGCCCTCTTCAGGAACCACAGCAAGGTCTACGCCGGCATCGGGCCCCTCTGGGCCTTCGGCATCCAGAGCAGCGCCAACATCAACACGAACCCCAGAACGGAAAACACCTGCGTCACCATCGACCGCGGGCTGTTTGAGTTTTACAAGCAATACTACGACGGAATCAAATCATTTGAATAATGGCAAAAAGAGGACAGCGATTTAGCAAGGCTCAAATCAAGCAGCTCAAGGAGGACTACATCGAAGCCCTCAAGGCCAGCGCCGGCCTCGTTACCCAGGCCTGCAAAAAGGTCGGCATCGACTCCAGGCAGACCATCTACAACTGGCGCAAGAAAGACCCTGAGTTCGACGTCGCCTGCGAGGAAGCCGGAAAGGAAGCCTCCGAGATGGCGCTCGACCTCGCAGAGTCAGCGCTGATGCGAAACATCCAGGCCGGCGACACCAAGGCCATCAAGTTCTACCTCACCTGCAAGGGCAAGCCCAGAGGCTACGACTTACGGCAGGAGATAGACCTCAACGCCACGGTCACCCGCCCGAAAGTCGTATTTGAAGACGACGAGGATGGCCTACAGGATTAGCAGAAAGTACAAGCCCCTATGGGACGCCCCGACCCGCTACACCATCGTCACTGGTGGCCGCGGATCGGGCAAGTCTTATGCGCTCGCCTGCGCGATGCTGGACAGCACCTTCGACGACGAATACAACATCCTCTACACCCGCTGGAACCTTACGAGCGCCGAGGTCTCCATCATCCCAGAGTTTGTCGAGAAGATGGACATCGGAGACTGCCGCAACGCCTTCGTCGTCCGGAGGCGCGACGTCCAGAACCGCGCCACCGCCGGGCGCATATGGTTCAGGGGAATTCAGCAAAGCTCCAAAAACCAGATAGCGAAGCTCAAGTCCCTGAACCGACTGAAGACCTGGGTCCTGGACGAAGCGCAGGAGCTCATGTCGGAGACCATCTTCGACACCATAGACCAGAGCATCCGAGAAAAGGACGCAGAGAACCGCGTCATCCTGGTGCTCAACCCGGCGGACATCAGCCACTGGATCTACCGGCGCTTTTTTGTGGAGCCAGGCGTCCCCTACAATTTCAACGGCACAAAGGGGAACGTGACCTACATCCACACGACCTGGGAGGACAACAGGGCCAACCTTTCCCAGAGCTTCATCGACATCGCAGAGGAGCTGCGCGAAAAGAACCCGGATAAATACGAGCACCTCTACGGCGGCCAATGGCTCGTCCGCAGAGAGGGCCTTATTTACAAAGACTGGCAAGAGATTCCCGAAGACGAATACCCGGACGGACTCCCGCAGTGGTGGGGCAACGACTGGGGATACGGCGGAGATCCGGACGCCCTGGTCCGGATGTGCTACGACCCGGTCACCGGCACCCTCTACCTCAAAGAGATCTGCTACCAGACCGGCCTCCTGCCCAGGCACGTCGCCGCCCGAATCATCAAAGACGCCGAGCAGCTGGTCCACCATTACGAGACCCGGGAGGATCCGGAGGACAGACACAAACTCATCATGGACCCGGAGACCGGCAAGCCCAAGAAATTCCCGGTCTACTATACGCCCGAGCAATGCGAGGTCTACTGCGACCCCACACGCCCGGACAGCATCGCTGAGCTCCGGAAGATCTACAGCATCTCCTCCATCGGAGGCGTGAACCGTAACAAGGGCGAGCGAGTCGCCTGGCTTCAGGGATTCCAGGTTCGCTACGTCGGTGAGCACATCAAGAGCGAGGTCGAGGCTTACAGCTGGAAACCGAACAAAGACGACGATACGATCTTCACCGATGAGCCCCAGGATGGCAACGACCACATCATGGACGCCATCAACTACGGAGCCTTCACGCACCTGCATCGGATGGGCATAAACAACGAAATGCACTGACGATTTTAGCGCCATCCGAAAAGCCCTTTATACCTTCGCGAAAAAGTCAAGGCCATGAAGATACTGACCAACAAGCGCTACCAGAGCCTTATCAACGAAATCAAGGGGTACTACGGTGGCGACAATTCGCAGAACGAATACCTCCAGCGGATCTCCGCACAGCTGACCGGGCTCAAGCTCCCGGGCTTCTCCGAGCTGGGCCGCGAGGAGATCAAGCGCGCATATGAGACCATCGCTCCGGTGAACGGAGTCGTCGACTACATCGCAGACAACGTCGGCGAGGTCATGAAATACCTGGAGCTCCGCCAGCCACTGCCGGACGGCACATACAAGTACATCGAGGACCACTGGCTCCTGGACATCCTCCGCAAGCCCAACGACCGCTACAACCTCCGCCGCTTCGGAAAGGCCTGGGCTGTGAACCGCCTGCTCTTCGGAGACGCCTGGGTCTACGCCCCGCGCACCGTGGGCAAAGACCGGCGCATCGACGAGACCATTGGTATGTACGTCCTGCCCAGCCAGAAGATCGCCACGGAGGCCGGCGGCCTGGACCGCCCCCTCAAGGGCATCAAGCTCGTAGGCACAAACGGAGAGAGCATCGACATCGAGGGCAAGGTCTTCGAGAGCTTCGACTACAACCTGGACGATACCAGCTTTTTCGGGACCAGCAAGATAGTGGCCGCAGCCGTCTACCTCTCCATCCTTGACAAGGGCATGAGGCGCCAGGACGTCAGCCTCGACAACGGAGGCGTCGCCGGCATCATCACCCCCAAGGCCGACACCGAATACGGCATCAAGCCCGCAGACGCTGATCAGGTCGAAAAGGACATCAACTCCATCGAGAACTTCAACAAGGTCAAGACCCTCCGGACCAGCATCGAATACCACGCCATCGGCTCCAGCCCGGTGGACCTCGCCATCCTCGCGTCCCACAAAGAAGCCGTCAACGCCCTCTGCTTCGTCTACCGCCTGCCGGTGGACCTCTACTACGGCCAGAGCAAATATGAGAACGCCAAAGAGGCAAAGAAGACCATCTACGAGCAGCAGGCTATCCCGCTGGCGGAGGAATTCGCAAAGGACCTCCTGACTTACTGCGGTCTGGACAAAGACTACGAGCTGGTCGTGAACAAAGACGAAATCCCCGCCCTCCAGGAGACTCCCACCGAGGTGCTGGACCGCATCACCAAGATGCACGGCTCCCTTAATGAGCTCAGGGAGGCCAACGGCTACGACCGCATCGAGGAGCCCTATGCTGACGAGCCCATCCTTCCCATAGGCGTCCAGTTCGGAAACGAGACCTACGACTTCACCGAGACCCAGCCGAATGCCTAAGAGACGAATCACCGCAGACGAGCGCAAGCACCTGGACTACCTCCGCCGCAAAGGGCTCAAGGTGGGCCGCGTCTACGAGAATCGCCTGCTCCGCGCTCGCGCCCATGAGGTCAAGCGGGTGCTGGGCATTTGCGAGCAATACAGCAACCCCAACGTCTGGCCGGGCCTCATAGAGATGCACCTCGACGAGACTGGCTACCTGCCTCAATGGTGGCAGGGCCTCTTTGCGGACGCCGGGCTCCCGAGATGCCAGTCCACCGCCCGCGACCTCAACAAAGCCAAAGCCGCAGAGGAAGACACAGAGAGCCTCTGGCTGGCCAGCCTCCGGACCTACGCAAACGCCCGCGCCGGCAACAACATCGTCATAGTCTCCGGGACGCTCAGGGAGACCCTGATCAATATCCTCCGAGACGAGATGGAGGCGGAGGCCGATCTGGGCATTGAGAAGCTCACAAAGCGCATATATGCCAAATACGGCGAGCTGGCCAAATGGCAGGTTCGGCGCATCGCCCAGACAGAGACCATGGTCGCAATGGCAGACGCCTCCGACATCGCCGCGAAGACCCTCGACATCAGCTACACGAAGCAATGGGCCATCAGCGGCCTGGGCAACACCAGGGACACGCACGAAGCGATGGACGGAGTGGAGATAGACCAGTACGAGCCCTTCCTTCTGCCAGGCGGACAGCTGATGTACCCGCACGACGGAAGCCTTGGAGCCGATGCGTCCGAGATCATCAACTGCGCCTGCGATTGCATCCGAAGACCCAAGTGAGCAACCAAATGCACGGTCAAAAAAAGGCAGAACCGCGCATCTTGTTATAATTTCGCACAAAACAACGAGCTATGGCCAAAGAAGCACAATACAAAGCCCATATCCACCAGGTGGAGATCAAGTCCCAGAGCGAAGACGGCAAGACCTTGCACATTAAGGCCTACGCCTGCGCCTTTGGCAATGTCGACTCCTGGGGAGACATCATAGAGCCCACAGCCTGCGACGACTTCCTCAAGAGCGAAGACGCCAAGCGCATGAAGCTCTGCTACCAACACGACGCGCATGAGGTCATAGGCGTAATCACCGACAAAGGAGTGGACGCCATCGGCCTCTGGTTCGAAGCTGACATAATCGACACGAACACCGGGCTCGACGTCCAGAAGCTCATCAAGGCCGGAGCCATCGATGAGTTCTCCATCGGCTACTACGCCGACAAATACCGCTACGAGAAGATGGACGGCTACGACTACGAGATCCGAGTCCTGGAAGCCATCACCATCGTGGAGGTGTCCCCGGTTACCCGCGCCGCGAACCCCAAGGCCATCCTCCTGGACGCAAAGAGCGCAAAGGAGATGGCCGGCGCCCTGCAGACGATGAGCGCCGAGGATTTCCAGGCGCTGAAGACCGCCGTCGACGACGAATTTGCAAGGCGAGTGCTCGCCAGTTTATAGAATTAACCCATAACCCAATCCAGCCATGACTGAATTCGAAAAGAAAGCGGACGAAATCCGCCAGAGCGCTGAGCAGGCAAAGGCCGAAGCTCAGGCTGCCAAGGCTGAAGCAGCTGCCGCAAAGGCAGAGGCAGAAGCCGCAAAGGGTGAGCTCGCCAAGCGAGAGAGCGAGCTCAAGACCGCCCAGACCAACATCGACAACCTCGACGCCTCCGTCAAAGAGCAGGCCGCGAGCATCAAGGAGCTCAAGGAGGCCCTCAAGGCCACCCAGAGCAAGGACTTCCGCTCCGCCTTCCGTGCCGCCCTCGAGGAGAAGAAAGCCGAGATCAAAAAGATGTTCGATGCCAAGGCCCCCCGCTTTGACATGAGCCTCGAGCTCAAGGACATCTACTCCATTGGCACCGGCCAGATCTCCCCGAACAACCGCCTGAGCGTCGCGGACGATGCGACCATCTACGCCGCCGCCCCGGTGGCCAACGCCTTCATCCTTGCCTTCGGCATCCGCCCCAGGACCGCTAACAAGCTCGGATGGATCGAGTCCACCAACCAGCCCACCGTCGACTACGTCGTCGAGCTGGCCCAGAACACCAACAAGTCCGACGTCTCCTTCTCCGAGAAGACCCGCGCCTTCGGTAAGCTCTGCACCCTCATGCAGATCTCGACCGAGTTCGAGGACTGGTTCGAGCAGCTCTACAATTACTGCGTCAACGAGGGTGTCCGCATGATCGAGAACAAACTTGACAACGAGATCGCCGTCGGCGCAGGCGTAGACGTCACCTACCCCAACAAGATCTACGGCCTCGTCTCCCAGGCCACGACCTTCTCCGCTCTCGCAGCTGAAAAGGTTGACGACGCCACCGTCGCTGACGTTATCCTGGACGCCGCCGCACAGATCGCAAAGGAGGGCTTCAACGCCAACGCCGCCTTCCTCGGATGGGCCGACTACCGCGCTCTCCAGAGCGTCAAGGACGCCAACGGTAACTACATCTTCGACCAGGTGCGCAGCCTGCTCGCGGGCATCCGTGTCTACCCGACCACCCGCCTGAGCTCAGGCGCTCTGCTCGTCGCAGACACCAACGCCGCGGAGATCTACGCCGGCAACGGATTCGAGCTCGAGTTCATCCGCAACGGCGCCTACGACGCCTACGACGTCTACTTCCGCAAGGCCGCCCAGACCAAGGTGCCCACCGCGAACAAGAAAGGCCTCATCTACGCCTCCAGCATCAGCACTGCTATCGCAGCGCTCGAGTCCGGCAACGGCGGCAAGGCTTCCCTGAAGACCATCGCCACCAAGACCGGCAAGCTCGCTGGAACCGTGAACGAGTCCGACCAGATCGAGACCCACGCCAACAGCTAAACCCCTCCGGACCAAAGGAGCCGGCCCCCACACCGGCTCCTTTTTTCCAATAAGACGCCAAAGCAATGATAATTCAACTTCAGGAATGTGGCGAGCCCCTGGCCGACCACCTCGAGCAGTTCAAGCAGTACGCCTCCATCCCCGATGACAGCCGGGACGGCATCCTGCAGAAACTGCTCAAGAGCGCCATGCTCACCGTCCAGGAATTCTCCGACGTAGCCATGCTCCCCTGCAAGATTGAACTCAGCGCCACAAACGTCAAGAGAGGCGAAGCCGTCAAGCTCTACCAGGGAGGCCATGAGGTCCTCGCAGTGGCAGACCGATCCGGAGAGCAGGTGCCCTACACCCAGGAACCCGGCCAGCTCCGGATTCAAAAGCACTGCGACTACCTGAC